GGTTACGATACTTGGATGCACTGTTGTGCCGAGTGACCGACCCCGATGAGGTGGAGAGGCTGAAAGGTCGTGTGGGTGAACTCATCCGCGAAACTGACCCTGCTGCTATTCTCGGTGACCCGCACCTTGTAACGATGGTGCGTTGGTTGTTTACTGAAAAAGGATTGGTGCGACTGCGTGAAAGGGCTAAACAAACGCACAAGGGTGTGGTGGCAGATATGGCTGATTCGCTGCATCAACGAGGCACGGGATGAGATACCGAGCGAGGCGGGACGCGAACGACGGTCTAATCAGTCAGGCGTTGACAGCCGCCGGGTTCGTCGTCCTCGACTACGCCTCAAACGGCGGCGTACCGGATCGGCTCGTGGTGCGAGACTTACCGGACGCGAAACCGTGGATATGCTGGGTGGAAATCAAGGTCGAGAAGGGGAAACTACGTCCTAGCCAAGAGCGGTTTGCTGCCATTTTTGAGCCGCGACAAGAGTTTTACGTAGCCCGCGACCCCGAGGAAACCGTCAGGGAGTTGATGGAACGGTATCTAGCCGCAATCAAGCCCGAGCAGTATCGCTAAACATGAGCAGTTTGCGGTGACCCTTGTAGTGGACGATGGCCGGGTCTGGGTGCTGGGCAAGGCACTCGGGCAGGCAAGCGTAGTGCGATTCTGGCAAGTGTTGGACGGCGGCGCGTTTGGCGTACTCTCGCAAAACCTCTTGGTCGCCGTACCAGACCCTAAAGCGGTCGGGCAGGGCGTTGTACATTTCCGCAAGGTCAGCCCAGATGCCCCAATCCGCCGTGATCGTGCAGCAGCCGACGAACGGGTACACCTCATCCAGCGTCTTTCCCTCGTACTCCGAATAGTCCTGACCGCGCTGGCGGATGTTAAAGATTGCCTCACGGTTAAAGTCACGCCGGGTCATCGCAACCGTTCCGCGAAGCAATACGGCGGGGTCGATGGGGTGTTGCACGATCATGTCGGTATCCATGTACATAGCAGGCTCGGTCAGCCCCAATTCCGCAAAGGCATTGGTACGCCATTGCATCAGGTACTGCCGATTGCCTTGCGTCACAAATACCCGCGAGACACCGGGTACGGCTGGCGTCTTGTCGTCTGTGACCTGAATAATGGTCGCATCAGGGTTGCGGGCGTGGATGGAAAACACCATCGCGGTGGGTTGGGCGATGTCCTCGCCTACGTGAAAAAATACAAACATAGGGAAACTATATGCTGAACTTGAACCGAAGGCGACTCTCACGGGCTATCTGGGACACCCTTTTTGCCGACCTGCCCGACCTGCCGTGGCACGTTATCGAAGACCTTGAGAAGTTAGACCCTGCCCGACGTACTGGGAGTACCAACCACGCCTCCCTAATGGCCTTATGGGCGGTTATACGCTACTTCCGACCCAAGACCGTGGCCGAGGTCGGCACGTACATTGGCAAATCGACGTTTGTGCTGTCGCGGCTGGGTGCTGACGTCCATACCTGCGACATGACGCACGATTTCAAACTCCCGATTGCAACCAAGATCACTCAGTACCACACAAGCAGCACCGAAATGCTCGCCAAGATGGAGGGCAAGATCGACCTGCTCCACCTCGACGGGCGGCTACAGGCGGATGATCGGGAACACCTGACGCGGCTCTGTACCCCCGACACGATCATTACGCTTGACGACTTTGAGGGTGTCGAGAAGGGGGTATGGAACGCCATGCAGTTTGACCTGTCCAAGCGCATCCTCGTATACCCGCCCGAGCGGCAGTTGACAGAGCGATACGCGGTAGGGGATGCTACGACTGCAATAATCCTGCCCACCTTGAGGCTAACGCCGCAATGAGCCACAAAGACGCCGCCGAATTTGTAGGCGTATTGCTACACAGCAGCACGGCCACGCATTTTCTGCATTTGCAGACGGCCAGTTATGCCGCCCACAAGGCACTCGGGCATTACTACGAAAACATCGTGGACTTGGCCGATAAGTACGCGGAAGCCTATCAGGGCCATCACGGGATCATCCCGCTGGCCGACTACCCTGAAGGGTTTAAGGTACAGACCGATGCGGCCAAGTACGCCAACAGCCTGCTGACGTTCGTCAAGGGCATCCGCAAAGATCTGCCGACTGACACCGATTTGCAGAACATCATTGACGAAATCGTGGGCGAGATTGCCTCCCTTCTGTACAAGTTGGAGCGTTTCAAATGAGAAAGGCAGGGCTATACGCCAACATTCTTGCCAAACAAGAGCGCATTAAGGCGGGCAGTGGCGAGCGTATGCGTAAGCCCGGCCAACCCGGCGCACCGACAGCCAAGGCGTTCCGTGAGAGCGCCAAGACGGCCAAGAAAGAGAACAAATGACAGCCGCGTGGACTCGTAGCGAGGGCAAGAACCCCAAGGGCGGGTTGAACGCCAAAGGCCGTGCCTCGTACAAGCGTGAGACGGGCGGGACACTCAAGCCCCCGGTCAAGGCTGGCGACAATCCACGCCGAGCCTCTTTCCTCGCAAGGATGGGCAATATGCCGGGGCCGATGGCAAAGAACGGCGAGCCTACTCGCCTAGCCCTTGCGCTGAAGGCGTGGGGCGCGTCCAGCAAGGAGGACGCAAAGGCCAAGGCACGGGCCATTAGCAGCAGGAACAAGTAATGCCGATGCGCCGCGAACAAGTCGCCGCAGCCCTCCAATACCTTGGGGACAAGGCCGACCTAAAACGCCGTTATGAGCGCATGGTTAGCCTTGACCAGCCGCAAGATTCTGACGCCGTGGACATGGCTGTGGAAATGGGCGCAAGCATAGTGCCGGGTGTAGGCCAAGCCCTCGCTGCCCGTGACTTTGAACGCGCCCGCCGAGCCGATGACGAGGCTGGCATGGCGATGGCGGCAGCCTCGGCAATCCCGGTCAACCGTTTAATTGGGGCGCTAAAGGGTTTTGACCCTGCAATGAGGGAAATTAAGGCGTACCACGGCACCGCCGATGACTTTGACGTGTTTGACCCCAAAATGGGCGGTCGCGCAACTGGCGCAGAAAGTGGACGTCAGGCTACTTGGTTTACTGATGACCCAAGAGTGGCAAAAGGGTATGCCGTTTATGCCGCTGAAATGGGGCCATACAACCGTAAAGTTGCTGAAGCAAAACGGTTGCGAGAGGAATTGACAAGAATTACTGATCCAGAAATTCATCGGAAAGCATCAAAACGATATTACAAAATGGCACAGGAAGCCGCTGACATTGCAGCCGATGAAAAAAGCGCATGGGAAAGACGAGCAGCAAATTCGCGGTTGTTAGAAGTGGACATTCCTGATGACACAAAAATGCTGGTCATTGATGCAAAAGGTAAAACGCCATTTGAATTGTCAATGAACGAGGACACGGACAGTTGGTTGAAAGCGCAACTTGAACGCGCTAAACGATTAAAAAAACAAGGGGTGCAAATTAAGAACCTTGATGACGCAGCCGGGTTGGCCGACGCCCCCGCAACTCATTACGCCGTATTTGATCCATCGGGCGTAAAGGTGTTAAGCAAGAAAAAGTTAATTGAGAAAAAATGAACGCAGGTGCTTTTAAAAAGGGGCAGAAAGGCGGGCCGGGTAGACCCAAGGGATTGCCTAATAAGTCCACGCAGGCCGCCAGAGAAGCCATTGCAGCGTTTGTGGACGGCAACGCAGACCGCCTCCAAGGGTGGCTAGACGAGATCGCAGCGGAGAAGGGGCCACAGGCTGCCTTTGAGTGCTTCAGCACCTTGCTGGAGTACCACGTTCCCAAACTCGCTCGCCAAGAGATCACAGGCAAGGACAACGGCCCGGTCAAGGTACAGATCGGATGGATGGCTCCAGAATAATCCTCCCCTACGCACCGCGAAAGGCGTTCATGCCGTTCCATGAGCGCACGAAACGCTGGGCCTGCCTTGTCGCACACCGTCGCGCAGGTAAGACCGTTGCCGCCGTCAACGACATGATTCGGGCTGCCGCGATGTATCAGGGGCCGTATGGCTTGTTCGCATACGTCAGTCCGTACAGGTCGCAGGCCAAGGCAATTGCTTGGCAGTATTTTAAGGACGGCGCACACCCTATAACTCAATCGGTCAACGAGCAGGAATTGACCATCACCCTCATCAACGGCAGCCAGATACGGCTGTACGGGGCCGAAACCGCAGACAATATGCGCGGACTGGGGTTCTCGGGCGTATACATGGACGAATTCGGTGACTTTAAGCCCAGTGTATTCGGCAACGTCATACGCCCGGCGCTGTCAGACAAGCAAGGTTGGGCTGTATTTGGCGGTACACCGAAGGGCAAGAACCAGTTTTGGGAGATTTACGAGACAGCAAAGCGCCTGCCGGATGAATGGTTCCTGTTGCGCCTCCCCGCTTCATCGTCGGGGTTGTTGCCTGCTGGCGAATTAGCCGCAGCACGGGCGCAGTTGGCCGAGGATCAGTACCTACAGGAGTACGAGTGCAGTTTTGAGGCTGCGATTCTTGGCGCTTTTTACGGCAAGGAGATGCGCGAGGCTAACGACCAAGGCCGCATCACCAACGTGCCGTATGACCCCGGTATGCCCGTATATACCGCATGGGACTTGGGGTGGCGCGACGACACCGCCATCTGGTTCTATCAAGTAGCACGCGGGGAAATCCGCGTGATTGATTTCTATGCCGTATCGGGCGAGGACATCCATACCATTGCGGACGTCGTGACGAAGAAGCCCTACCGCTACGCCAAGCATTACCTGCCGCACGATGCTCGGGCCAAAAGCCTACAGACGGGGAAAAGCATCATAGAGCAATTGGCCGCACAACTCGACATTGGCAAACTGGCCGTTGTTCCCGACATTGGCGTGCAGTCGGGCATCCAAGCGGTACGCATGATGCTGCCCCGGGTGTGGTTTGACGCAACCAAGTGCAGCGATGGCATTGAGGCGCTACGGCAATACCAACGCGAATACGACGAGGACAAGAAAGCCTATCGTCAGTCACCGCGTCACGATTGGACATCACACCCTAGTGACGCTTTCCGTATGGTTGCGGTATCATTCTCTGAAGTCGCTGACAAGCCCCCAGCGCCAGAGGTCAAGCCGCTGATGGTGGGGCCAGAAAACACAGTCACGTTGAACGATATGTGGCAGGTTCACGACCGCACAACGTCAAGGAGAGCAAGGATATGAGCATTGTCAGCCCGAATCGTTACCCCTATGAAACAGTCGCCGCCTCGCAGACCGCACAGGTACTCGGTGGCACAGGTGCCGTAGGCGACTACCTCCACCGCATTGTGGTGACGGTTACGACGACTGGCACCAGCACGTTAAGCGTCATTGACGGCAGCACGACCGTCCTGACGATGGCTGCCAACACTCCGGTGGGCGTCTATAGCCTTGAGATTAACGCTGCCTCGGCTACCGGCCCGTGGGCGATCACGACCGGCGCAGGGCTTGCCGTCATGGCTGTCGGATTCTTCACGGCCTAATCATGGAAGGCATACTGCAACCGGAACTGGAAAAGTACCTCCGAATTATCGGTCAGTATGACAACGAGTTTGCCAAGTGGCAGGCGCGTACCAAGAAGATCGTTAAGCGGTACCGGGATGACAGCCGTGGGCAGGGTGGCAACGAAGCCGCCCGTTTCAACATTCTGTGGTCAAACGTACAGACGCTAACCCCTGCCGTTTACGCCAAACTCCCAAAAAGTGACATCAGCCGTCGCTTTGGCGATAACGACCCCGTGGGCCGCGTAGCCTCGCAGTTGTTGGAACGCGCCATCGACTTTGAGATTGAGCATTACCCCGACTTCCGCTCGACGATGAAGTACGACGTTGAGGATCGGTTCCTCGGCGGTCGCGGTACGGCGTGGGTACGGTACGAGCCGCACGTTGCCCCCATTGGCATTGAGGATGATGGCGTGTCCATCACCTCGGCCATTGAACAGGGTGAAGGTGCGCCGCCAAACCTTGAGCAGATCGAATACGAGTGCGCCCCGGTGGATTACATTCACTGGCGCGACTTTGGACACTCACAAGCGCGCACATGGGAAGAAGTGACCTGCGTGTGGCGCTGGGTGTACATGAACCGTGAGGCGCTCGCAGAACGCTTTGGCGACGAAATGGCCCGCAAGATACCCCTCGACCAAGGGCCGGAGCCGCTGAACGCCTATAACGAGGCAAAGCGCACGTACAACCGTGCGAAGATTTGTGAATTATGGGACAAGGAAACCCAAAAGGTTTACTGGTTCTGTAAGGGTATGCCGCAGATGATCGACGTCCGCGATGACCCGCTCGGGATTGAAGGGTTTTTTCCCTGCCCGAAGCCGCTTTACGCGACGACGACCAGCGACACGCTTGTGCCGGTGCCGGATTTCCTGCTGTACCAAGATCAGGCGATGGAGTTGGACATCCTGTCTGACCGCATTGACGGGTTGGTGAAGGCGCTGCGCGTGCGTGGCGTATACGACGCTAGCCAACCGGCCCTGCAACGACTGATGACCGAGGGCGACAACAATGCGCTTATTCCAGTTGATAAGTGGATGGCTTTTAGCGAGAAGGGCGGCCTTAAAGGCAGCATTGACCTCCTTCCGCTCGACACCCTCGCCAACGCCCTCATCCAGTGCTACCGCGCCCGGGAAGACATCAAGTCCCAAATCTACGAAATCACGGGTATCTCGGACATCATCCGCGGCACCTCGTTTGCCAGCGAAACCGCGACCGCGCAGCAAATCAAAGGACAGTACGCCGGATTGAGACTGCGGTCGATGCAGGAGGACGTTGCCCTCTTTGCATCAGAACTGATCCGTTTAAAGGCGCAGGTAATGTGTCTGCATTACCAGCCGCAGACTATCCTTGCCTACGCTGCCGCGCAGCAGATGACGCCAGCCGACCAGCAGTTGATCCCGCAGGCGCTAGAGTTGCTGAAGGACAAGCCGCTGCGAAACTTCCGCGTGGACATTGCTGCCGACAGCCTTGTGATGCTGGACGAAAACCAAAACAAGCAAGACCGTATGCAGTTCTTGCAGGCGTTTGGCGGGTTCCTTGCCCAAGCCCTGCCGGTTGGTCAGGCCAGCCCGCAGATGGTGCCGATGATGATGGAACTGCTGCGCTTTGGTATGCAGGCGTTCAAGGCGGCCCGTCCGATTGAGGGTCAGATTGACGCCACGTTGCAGCAATTGCAACAGGCGGCCATGCAGCAGCAAAACCCTGAGCAGCAAGGCAAGCAAGCCGAGATGCAGCAAAAGGGCCAGTTGGAGCAAAGCAAGATGCAGATGGAATCTGCCCTCACGCAAGCCAAGATGCAGCATGAGATGCAGATGGAGCAGATGCGTAACCAAGCCAAGATGGCGATGGAACAGCAGAAAATGGACTTTGAAGCACGCCTCAAGGCTGCCGAACTGCAACAAAAGCAGGCTGCTGACCGTTACCGCGCTGACCTTGACGCACAAACCAAACTGGTCATTGCCCAGATGGGCAAGACGATGCCAACGCCACCGTTTGAGCAATGAAACGCACCTACGTATACGTTGACGGCGAGTTTGTAGAGCGTAAGAAAGACGCCAAGGGGCGTTATCACTACGTTATGCCTGACATCGTGCCGTACAAAAGCATGATTGACGGCAAGATGGTCACCTCCCGCTCGGAACACCGACGCCACCTCAAGGCAAACAACTGCATTGAGGTTGGCAACGAAGATCCAAGCAACCACGGAAGGCGCGAAACGCCGGTAGACACCCGGCTGGAGCGCATCAAGCACATGGTCAACACACGCCTGACCAATGAGCAAGCGGATCGCATACTGCGCGACCTGCGCCAGCACGCTAATTTCACCAATCCCCACAGGAGAGGCTAATGGACGAGCAAGTAGAACGAGACGAAGCCCCACAGGCAGAGGTCACAGACCGTCGTGCGATGCTGGAGCAAGGGTTAGAGGCAGCCGAAAAGGGCGAGCCGGTTGATGGGCGTGACGCACAGGGCCGCTTTGCGCCACGGGCGACTCAAGTTGAGCCACCAGAGACGGAGGCAGAACCGCCGGTATGGCGTCGTCCTCCCGCGTCGTGGAAGAAGGATTACCACGAGGTTTGGCAGAAAGCCGACCCGAAGATGCAGGAATACGCATGGCAGCGTGAGGAACAGATGCGGGCAGGGGTAGAACCGCTGCTTTCCAAGGCGCAGTTTG